GATGTTGGTCTTCCTGGACGCAAAGCTGGAAGAATGTGATGATGCTTTCCGCTATGCCTTCGTCCACGGGGGAGATGACAGCGTGCTTGTCTTCGTGATCAAGCTGTCGGATGGTAACTACCATTTCGACTTGCGCTCCCTGGACTGTTCTAACTTCGATCTCACTCAAATGCGAGAGGTCAAGCGACCAGTCCTCACAATCTTGTCGCAGCATCTAGACAAAATCGACAAGGTCTCCAGCACCCTTTGGAGAGAGTTCAACTATGAACGTGACGTAGTCGTAGTTGGGCCCAAGGTTGCACGCATGAAAGACTGTGGTCCGTCTGGGACCCCTCTTCAGTCTGAAGTGAACGACATTCTTATGGACGTTTACATCCGCCGTGTGATCAAGGCACTTCGCGAAGCTGTAATGCGACGTGCCGCTAAGAAGTTGGTCACCTCTGCCTGGCTCCGGTCCAAGATCAAGAAAGTGTCAAAGGATACTGGCACCGATCTCGGATTCTCGCCTAAGGAGGTAGTTCCTGCCGTTCGAGAAATGATTGACCCCCGTAATGCTGTAAAGGCATTTCTCGAGCTTGGCAACACCTTCAACTTCTTCGGGTTTCTGTGGAACATGGACTCCACCACGAACGAACTGCTGATCACGGCAGTGCCCTCCAAGGCGCTGTCACACATGTGTTTCGGTGGGTTTCAGGACATGGCCAACGCCAAGTTTGAGAGCCTTCAGGCTATCAGGATGGCTGGCATGCTCTTGTCCTTCGGACGTGTCCCGGTTTCCATGATGGAAGGCTTCCAGAAGGCTGTCGACAAGACACTCGACCGCCTCAAGCAACGTATTGATGCTGACAGCATCGGTATGTGTCTCGACGCTTGGAAGCACATCCCGGTTTTTATGCAGGACGAGGAACTTCCTGTAGATCCCTTGGGGATCGCACGTGTTCTGGCACGTGCACCGTACTCTCTCTTCCCAGTCCCAAGTGACACCATCAATCAAATGAGAGATGGTGATCCGTCATTTGAGGCTATGATCGAGAAGAGACTCGAGGGGGTCACCCTTGCGTACCACAAGTACTGGGAAAGACATAAAGACCCAGACGACAACGCCCCAGCCACAGACGCTGGATGGGGTCAAGGGTACCAAGGTGATGACTACGACGAGGAGTATGAGAGCTATGAGTCTGCTGACACTGATGATGAGATGGACTTCGAGCGCGATTTTGTGGCCTGGTCAGACGATGACCACGACCAGGAGGAGGAAGACGCCTTCCAATCGCGACTTGCGGAGATCTCAGATGAATCATCAGATGAGGACAAAGTAATCTCACCAGTTGACATCGAAAGAATGCCGTCGACATCCTCCGAGACCCCTCTTGTGTCCCTTGGACAGACCGCACGCCAGGCACTCCCCCTCACCACCGACCCACCCGAGCAACCTGCTCAGCACGACTCCGACT